TCATAAAACCCTAGATCAATATACCGGCCATCCTCGCGAATCGTGGCGTGATTTCCGTGTATTTGTACTTGGGGAAAGTGATGTATTTCCATGCACATGCTCCATGAATATGTCTTGTATCTCTGGAAGATACCACATAATACGGTATTGTGCAATGTATTGTTTTATGTATTAGGCAATAAAAAAAGCCGCCCGAAGGCGGCTGGTGGGGTCTGGGATTACTCATCTTGCTGCGGCCTGCGATGTCTGTTTGTCAGTGGCACGTCGGTTGTACTGTACTACATTGTTTGCAGGCTCTTCTTCGTCTTTGGGAGGTTTAGCCATTTTGTCGAATGACGTGCCTTCTGGAAATACGAACTGAATATGGTTGTCTCCCAGATCACCTTTGATGATTACAACTTCTCTACAAAGTTTAGGCTCGTAAATGGATGGTAATCCACGGTGCCAGGTGTATCGCAACTGCAGAGGCTGAAATCCTTCAAACTCAGGCTCTCCTGGTTTTCTCCGCTGAAGTCCAGTAAGCACCCAACCTTCAGGGTGATGAGATATAACTCCAAGGCGGCGCTCTGAATCCCACTTAAGCTCTACCTTATCCCCAGCTTTAATACCTGCTTTCTCAGCCGCCACTGCGCCTATGCGAACACGCACGAACGGAACTGTGTTTTTGGTTGGCCCAGTAACCCTAGAGGGACGTTTCGTCGCATGGTCCGTAGCGAATACGATCCCTTCTTCTTTTTCGTTAGAACGGGGCTTGCCAGGGGTCGCCCTTACTTCCCGCAAAAACTCTACCGATGACTTAAACATTTAACATCTCCTATAGTTATTTTCCCTGAAGCAACTCAGGTTTGTATAGGAGTTTACACTTTATCTTTGTATTGTCAATACATTTACACTTTATTTGTTGAAAACCTGTTCCTGATGTGTTACCCACTCCTGAAGCCCTATGAGTCTCTCTGTGTTTGCAATGCAGATTTGGGACTCGAGTTCTTTTTGCTCGCTAATGTCTGAGAGCTTAATTCCACTGGGGGAACCATCAGCTGCGCGGGTGGGGTCGGGAAGTTCTTTCTTGTTGGCGCTGTCCCACAGCTCGACAAAACGATTAGGCACAGCGCACTCAGAATCCATTTTTTTGACGACTTCAACAGGTACCTCCTTGGTGATTGTGCGCCACCGATCTCTAAACACGGTGACAATTTGAGCTTCAGCTTTTACAGCTTTCTCATCTGAAATGTGCGATATGGTGTCTTGTTCTTTGTCAATGCGAATTTCTTCTTTTTGTTCTGCAATCTTCTCCAGGTTGTGTCCAGCTTCGTTCCAATAACCTCCTACATACATTCCAGTACCTAGTGCTATCACTATCGAAACCGCCCAGCCTATGACAATCGCCATCTTTTATCCTTGGAGAAAGGGAGGGACAGCCACGTCTCCGAGGTCATCCCACAAGCCCTTTTTATTTTTCTTAGGCCGGTTGCGCGGCTTGAGCTGCAACGTTCGCCTTGCCCAGACCAACCAGGGTATTGGCAAAAGCCTCTTGCGTATTGACGATTTGTTCTTCCGTCATTACGTTGAAGTTTGCGGTGATGTCGGTGGCAACAACACCATCGGAATTGATGTAGTTCATCACAAACTGCAGTTTCGATTGAGCCATGTTTGATTTCTCCACATTTTGAGTTTTGGCAAAATTGCCTAATACCACTTCACTACCACTTCCCCTTTCCGGAGTCTGCGTGAGAAGCACAACAACTTTCTCACTGCCCACAGATGCTCCTTCACGGCTCGGTGTTCCTTTGTAGACGCGAATCCAGAATTCATCGACATAGCTTTGAATTCGCACAAACCATTCGAATTTAGCTTTATCAGCTTGTTGATCACCCAATCCAGTAGCCTCCATTTCGACCCCACTTTGGCGAAACATACGCCTCTGTATTTAGGTTGTTCATCGGTATCGCCTTCAACATGGAAGCGGATAATTCCACAATCTGGTCTTTCCCAGACGATGGAAGTAGTACCTTCCTTCCAGTCAAACTCGATCGGTTTCATAGTTGACAGAGTCGGCTTTCTTCTGCCCGACGAATTACCAAGCCGCGACAGTTATTAGCTTTTATCCGACAATCCTTTTTCTTCACTGTAATGCGCCATTCCTTGATCGCCTTGCACGCCGCTACGAAGTCATCATCAGTTCTCGCACTATTAAACAAAGGCACTATTTCCTTGCATACTGCTCCGCCACCTGCGTTATATGCCAGGCGCACCAGGGAGTCGTATTCGGACTGACTTACCGCTACCTTCAAACAACGTTTCAGCGGTCCTTCATAATTTTTATCGATCTCTGTTATAAACCGCCGCAATGCCTTAGGTGGTGTGATGGTGTCGCCCATCTTCACACCTTCGGTCGAACCGAAACCCATGGTGGGTCTATCACCCGGAACTGGAATAACTGCGTGGTCCGTGAAACTCTCATCAAGCGCAAGCCCTATAGCAGCAGAAGCCGAGAAGGCCACAACAGCAATAGGAATCCTATATTTCACTCGCCTTTTTTCCGAAAGAACTTATCGCGAACAAAAACATAAAGATGCAGCACGGTGTATATAGCCGTAGCCCACATGATCAAATCCGGCAGGGCCGAAGTAACTTTCTGATAAATCGCCACTCCCACCCCCGGGCCGAATTTGGCAACAGCTAAATTTGTCTCGTGCTGCACGGTCTTAGAAAATAAAAGAAAGAATAGAAACCACGACTAGTGCGGCGCCCAACAAAATCCACACGGTATAAGGGCTTTTCTTCGCTTCTTCAACAGCCGCATCCGCCTTGGCGTCGATTTCAGCATTGATTTCTTTGGCTTTTTCCAGCATTTGCTTTCTCCTGTATAGTGTCATTTCAGAACCTGTTGAAAAGTACGCGGGTTGCAGCGCGAGTTGCACTCTTGTTGGCGCGTATCTTTGCACTCTCTATCGCATTCATGTACTTTGCCTTGCAATATTCGGCTAAATTCATGTCGAAATATGTTGTTCCTGGTGTATAGTGTAGCCTAGAACGCGCTCCCATTGCAATGTCTTCTAGATATGTATTGTACAATTCATCGTGAATTGTCGCTGCAGTGCGTGTAGGCATGAGAGCAATGCGTCCGGTGATGCCTCCCGTAAGATCTTCTGTAGGTAGGGGTACCAGGGTTACAGTTCCTGGTGTGATCTGCGTGTAGCCTCTTGGCTGACCTTCCACCGTTGTCCAGTCTTGATATGTGTAGTAGGAAGCGAGCTCCTCCATCGCTTTCGCGACCAAGGAGATGCCGTTGTAATTTAGCTGAAGTATCGACGCAAGCTGTGTGTCTGCCGGCACACTGATGGCATATTCCGCCTGGCCGTTAATCACATCGATAGCAGTCATATCTAACCGGTGGATCGTCGACAGCCTGCAAAACTCAATCGCAGAATTAAGTATCGCGTTGAGAGCGACGACCTCCAGCACATCAGGGCAATACGGCTCCACTTCTTTCAAGAATAAATCTGTACTAACCATTGCCATTACGCCGCTCCAGGAGCTAAGGATTTGTTTGCATCCGATGCTTCCTGCCCAGCCTCATCAGCCTGCAGTCCTGCAGCAAAGAGCTGGTAGTACATCTGAGCAATCGCCGGATTGCCGGCCTCAGTATCTTTGCTGAATGCCCGGGCCAGGATGTAGTCGAGAATCACGTTCTCATAGATATCCGGAACCACTATCACGTCGCTCAGTGCGATATCTGCCGGGCTCTTGGCATAGTTGATCTCAAGGTAATTCGTCCCGTCGCTGGGCGGGTATACGTAAAAAGCAGCGTTGTCGTGCGAGTTGAAAAGGTACGCTTGGGTCACAGCAGTTGCCGGCGCTGAGTGCCAATCCCTGTTGAACGCGTCCAGGGTTTCTCTAGATGCTATACGCACGGATCTGCCAGGGGTTACACCGTCCGAGCCCATGTTCCGGTATGCTTCGAAGAACAGAAACCCGTCAGCAGGAACTGTTTGCCGGGTGCCGGCTGTTAGCTGGACGGAAACTACATGATTGGCAATATCGGGATTGGCCTGGGCAATCTGGCGCTGAGCTGAATTGAGCCACCCCAGGAGCTCTGACTGACTCCATCTCACATTTGCTGTATCTATAAGCTGTACAGATGCTTTGCTTATAATTGCACTGGCGAGGATGGTGCCCATACGTGTTCAAGGCCCCCGAAGGGGCCCCCTGTTAGTTGTTATACTACGACGGCGAGAACCAGACCTTCAGGCTTCACAACCTTGCGACCATATACATTCAGGCCACGCACCAGATTTCCGAAATCGTTGGGGTTTTGCAGCGTCTCGACTTTGGTGATCTGACTAGCGAAGGTCATTGCTGATTTGTGGCAGGCCACGATCGCATGACGTTTCAGCTTGCTGGTGCCCACACCAACAGTAACCCCGGTTCCGCTCGTCCATGCACCGCTGAGCGCTCCGTAAGGCAGGAGGTTGGTCACATACACAGTAAACCGATCGATCGTGCCAATCTTTCCGTTGCGGATCATGGAGGTGGAATCACCCATGAATTGGGCTTGCGCCAAGTTGGATTGCATGAGCAGCTGCCGCTCGTACGGGGTGATTATCAGTGCCCGCTCGGACTCAGGGACATTTTGCTCATCCAGCACTCCAGACATGGAAGTAAGAGTGGAAAGGATGTTCGAGGCGGTCAGAGTGACAGGAGCTGTGTCCGTTCCAAGGTTGTATGCTCCGCTGTTCACACCGGCAGTAGCGCCGTAGTTACCGGTCGCGGCATTTACCGTCGCGCCCACGCCCAGGCAAGTAATCCAATTGTCCGCATCGATCTTTATCTTGAGCTGGTTGGATGCGTCGTCGGTAAACATGCTCATGAGTTTGGGCTTCGACTGAAACTCAAGAACGTCGGAGACATTTACCCCGAAATACTTGGCCTTATCGATCTGCAGTTCGATCGTGTTGGGGGTAGGTACTTCGTAGGTAAGAGACATTCCGACGGTGTAATCACTGATCGTGATTGACGGAATGCTGTTGATGATGACCTTGTCACCCATACCGCCGATTTCGCCTTGCCAGTTGGTATTGCACACGTCACTAAACGTGGAGCTGGCGTAGAACTTGACGTTCAGCTTCGCAGACCAAAGGGTCGGGATGAATGTGCCGGAATACGAAGGGGTCGTATTAAAGGGCGACTGTACGGGTACAACGGCGGCAGGTGTTACTGTTGACATGGTTCAAATCTCCAAAAAAGTAGCGGTAGGGTTAAATTCCCGCCGCTACTCCCGGGTCATCGAACTCGGCCTTCGGCCATAGCGGCTTCTAATTCCTTTTCCAAATCAGATGCTTCTGTTCCTGTAACAACACGCTTGGCGATCTCGTTCCAAGCACCTTCCCAATCCTTGGCAGTCCAGACTTTCTTGGTTTCTGCCGGCGCGGGATTTTTCGACTTGTTCGGGGTCACTTGCTTTTCCAGTTGGGGTTTAGGTTTTGCTGGAGCACGCAACTCAGGGTTTCTGCGAACAAGCTCGTTGAAGATCTCGACGGTCTCTTCCAGGTTGTAAGCATTGGCAGCCGCCTTAAGCGCCTGATCCCATGTTTGCCCGGTGCCGGGTATGCGAGACTTCAAAAACTCTTGTCCTTGCTCAGTAGCTTCCACAGATCTCCAATCGGGAATTGCGGAATCCAGTTTTGAGAAAAAATCCTGGCCGGCGAATGAGGATTGGTGTTCTGAAACCTGGCCAAGCTCTGCCTTCAACTTGGCATTCTCTGTTTCCAACACATCCAGTTTTGCTTGCACCTTGGCTATCGCTCTTGCCGCGGCACGTTCTGCGGCCTTTACAATGTCCGAACCTACAAGCTCCTCGTCCTCGGCAACCTCTTGGGACTTGGATGGTTCCGGCTGCTTCTCTTTGAGTTTTTCCAGCTCCGATGTCAAAGACTGAATCTGAGACTTAGTGCTGTTCAACTCTTGCTGCAATGACGGAACCTGCGAGTTGTACTTGCCCTCCAGGGACTTGTACTTGTGTTCCCAATTCCCATCCCGAGGCGGTGCTACCGGCTTCTCTACTTCTGGTTCTGGAATCTCTTCCTGCTGCGCTTCGGGTTCCTCTGTTTCAGGAGTGTCCGGTTCGCCGGCCATCAGTGCTTCCAGTGCTTCTGATTCATCCAACTGCCGCTGGATTGATTCTGGCAAAGACATCTACTTCTCCTTTTCGCGTCGGCATTATCCGGTGTGCGTGTTGTAAATCTGTTTAGGACGTCGTCTTTACGGTGTGTCCATGTAATTGTATTGTGCATTGGTATTGCACGATTTGTCAAGTATTTTCTGTTACTTACGCATCTTTTTTAATGTGTCCTGTGAATTGTGTATGTCAGATAACAGTTCTGCTATTTCCCGGGCGCGGCCCTGGGCACGCAGTAGATTGTCGCCAGTAAGTGCGACAGCATCGTCTCGTCTGCTTTCAAGTTTGGCTTTCAGCCACCCGATTACGTGCTCCATATTCTTGATTTGTTGGAGCTGTGTCAGTATTTTCTCGTCTAGCTTATAGGTCATGATCTAACGGGCGCCTTGTTTTTTGTATATCTGTCCGCTACAGCTCTATCCACAATTACTCTTGTCGTAATAGTTCCTGCAGGCATTTGCTCAACAGCTCCAATACTGGGCGATGCTGCGTACGGCAAACCGTAGAAATCTCTGCCTCCAAGTGCCTCGCCAGCACCGATAAACGAGCCATTAGTCGGGTATCGATTTGGGTTCAGCTGGGGATCGGCAGTGATGGTGTTCGTCAATACAGACCCTCTTTCAACTGCTTGAAACCCATTGGCACCGTTCTTGTTTCCAGAAAAACCTGTGCAGGATGCGTCCAAATCCACAGCAAAAGAGGTCGTACCTTTAAGTAGATTGTTTTTGATCACGCCGTTCTTGGCGTTCGGGAAGAAAACTATTTCGCCGTTGTACGGGCTCGCACCCTTGTTGTTGAACTGGAGAGTGTTATGTTTGATTACCACATTTTCACAGGAAGCCGCGGAGACGGCCGATACCCCGTTACCTTCCGCAATACTCGACTCGACGACATTGCGATCTCCCAGGTTTAGAGAGAACCCTGCTCCCTGGTTGTTGTGGGAGTAACACCGTCTGAATACCGTATCATCTGTGTAGGCATCTGCCGCGAAGCCATGGCCTTCCAAGTACTGCGCTCTCGGGTCGGAGATATTTCCCCATGACTCGCAATCCTCCACCATGAGGTTGTAGCAGCGGCCCCAGGCGTAGTTGACGGCCTGAGTTCCGGGGTCCGAGGTGGAGTCGACGTTTATGTAAAGTATGCCGGCGCTGACACCGAATTGCCCCGCTGTCGGCGTGGTAGGTGTGCTCGTATTTTTCGCCAGGCGTTTATATGCAGTTACCGATGTTTTGACGTAGTACACGTCGGGCTCGTAAGCAGCAAGGTTTCTCTGCCATATCTTATTCGCACCAGGGCTAGTCCAGCCGCTTGTCGCATCTGTCACCCGATATTTGGCACTGAAGCCATGCCCGCCGAATGGTGCATCGAAGCCGTTTCGGTAGAACTTGCACCACCGAACCTGGATGTCGTGGGCGCCGTTGGGAATAAGGCCGTGCCCTGGGTTCTCGAAGAAGTGACTATCTTCTATCAGGTAGTACCCGGTATCGCCGGTGGAAGTGGCTGTACCGCCAAATATCAGCCCTGCCTGCCCTGACAGCATGTTCGTGAAGTAGCATCTGGATATTCTGTGGCCGACATTCGGTGTTGCCCCGGAAGCAAATAGATAGATTGAGTACTGACAAACGCCCTGGCCATCGAAGTACAGGTCTTCGAAATCCACGTAGCTGCGTCCCGAACCATTCAAGATCATGTTGCCAGTAGCAGATGGATTTTTGACAAAGGCATACGGCACCTGCGCTACTCCATAGGCCGCCAAAAGTGTCCGCTGACTGTCACTCACCCCACTTCTGACGCCGGTATTGGCGGTACTAATGATGTGGTCTACACCACGTTTCAGGAAGAAGCGATCGCCACTCGCTCCGAAAGATTGGATATAGGTGTCGTAACTTTTCTTCGCAGCGTCTGGAGTGAAGCCATTGTTGCTGTCTGACCCATTTACCGGGTCAAAGTAATGGTCTGTCATCAGCTGTAGAGAAACAGCACAGTTCCAGTACCAGCGAAACTGGCGTAAATGCCTATAGAACAAGGCACTGCGCATTCCCGAAACGTTCCTGCAGCAGTTGACGCGGGAATCACATCGATAATTGTTCCAGTTGCACCTGTCCCGTCGTATAAGGTGATGGCTGCCGCACTAAGCGCAGTGGTGACGATGTATCCGTGGTATTTGCGTGCTCCCGCGGAGCCTATGGCTCCAGATGCAGTAAGCGCAGATTTGGATGCTGGCATTCTTCCACCGTACGTGCGGTCAAAAGTAGAGTCTTCCCCTGGATGCACAGCCCTGTCTTTCACATCCATACACCCGCTACTGCCGGTAACGGGTATGTACCCGCTGGTATCAAGAACAGAAGTCGTCATGTTTTTCTCCTAGTTTCCTTTTAATGTAATTGGTCCTCTTGTTTTTGTCAAATATTTCTTGTCTTTTTGTATTGTGTAATCAGATAGTTTTCTTGTTTTTCTCTCATTTCCAGCTTCTGCCATGAGCTTTCGAAAGTCACGGCCTTGAGGCTGGGGCGCTTGTGCCTGGCGTATCTGCCTGCGTGGCAGCCGTACCCCTGACAATCCCGCTACAGGTCCATTTCGAGCGGGTTTAACATTCGTTATCGGGTGATGCTCGTACGTCGACTCCCGTTCTGGAATATCCACGACAACGACTTCAGAATGGGTTATCTCGGTGGGCAGCGGCTTGAATGTACCCCGGCTGCGGCCGGCCCTACCTGCATCGGTATCCCAGATGTATTCGCTAAGATCTAGCGACCCTTGCGTCAGAGACAGTGCCTGGCCAGTAAGCTGGATTGTTATCGATTGCCCGGTTGCTGCAGGAGACAGGGTGCCTTGAGATCCTGTGAGAGACTGCCCTGAAAGAGCGATGGACGTGGCGGCCTTTAATGAACCTTGAGCAGATGTGAGGTTTTGGCCTGCGATCGCAACTGAATTCGCCGGCGCCAAGTTGCCTTGAGAACCGGTCAACACCTGTCCTGTCAGCGCAAGCGTGATGTTTCCGGCGGTTTGCGGCGAGAGAGCGCCCTGAGTTCCTGTCAAGGACTGTCCCGTGATCGCTACGGAGTTTGCTGGTTTAAGTGTGCCTTGGGAGCTTGTTACAGACTGGCCTGTGAGTGCGATAGATGTGGCCGGTTTCAGGTTACCCAGTGCGATTGTAGCGCCTTGACCGGTGAGTGCGAGAGACACATCGCCACCGCCTCCAGCTGAAACTTTGAACGCCGCGAAATTCGCCATCCAGTTCTTAGAAGCACCGGACACGAGTGTCTCGCCACAGCTCTCTGATCCTGAAGCGCCCAAATCAAGCTGAAACAGATCATTGGCATACCAATACGACGTGTAAGATTGCTGATCAGTCCATCCAGCGTCTGGAGTCGTAAAAGACCCACCCAGAGACGCATCGGCTGCGCACATCCCGATACCGAGATCGTTGGCTGCGGTTGTGGTCGCGCTTCCTGAGTTAAGATTTGGGCTGGTTCCAGAATTCGCACTTCCAGCGTCGAATGCAAGTTGGCCGGCAGCATTGTTCCATTCATCGATAGCTATTGATTTTGCCGTTCCTGATGAGAGCGTGGCGGTAACAGTACACGCCGCAGACGACCCCGCGTTGCACGAGGCAATCTGCATGTACTGCGTGAGCGTTGGATGCCGTTGGAGGGTTGTTGCGTGGATCGTCCAGGTATTACCCTGGGTATCCGTTACCGAATTGAGCGTTATCCCGGCTGATCCCTGCCAGACAATTCTGGCAGTGAGCAAATTTCCTGCGCTTACATTGCTTGCAAAAGCCTTGCTACCAGTCGCTGTCTGGTATGTACCCTGTACCTTTGTTGTTGCCATTAGAACTGATAGTCAGGCCCAGCCACTACCGTTACTTCTTCGCCCGTCGCAGGCACTACTGCGGTCCTTGTGCTGTACAGGACATAATTCTCTGCAGGCAGGTCAACCACTTCTGGCCCGGTGAATTCATGCGAGTAAATTACATTCTGAGTACCGGTTTCGAAGAACCGCAACAGCGCCACCGGACCGCCTGGATTGAGTTCCACCACGGTTATGCGCTTGACCATGGAATCGGCATCATCGACGCCGAAATAAAGTGCCCAGTAGTATCCTTCAGATATCAAAATGTCATTGATCATCACTTGGTCCTTTTTAAATGGTTAAGAAAGCCTCAGCAAACCGGTGGTTTGGTCGTTGGTCGGTTGCGTTAGGGTGAAATTTCCCGCGGTTACGGTTTGGGAGCTGAACGTGAACACGGCCACTGCCTTGTTGCTCTGGGTCGAGTTGTACAAAAGGCAGCAATCAAACGCTGTTCCTAAAGTCACCGTGGTCCAGGCGAAGCTCGCAGAAGGGGTCCAGTACGTGATGTCAGATGCATTGGCCGGCGCATTGGCATTGGTCACCGTCACACCGCCGGCTGTGTAGTTCGTGCCGGATACTTCCCCTGTTGCGCTATAGGCGGTCGTGGATTTGCTGAGCGTCGCGCTTGCCAAAAACAAGGCGGCTTTAAAAGTGTCCGCACCGGTGCCGGCACGAACTACGGAAGTGCCGAAGGCATGGATTCCTTGAAGTAATTCAGTCTTGAAGCTGTTGCAGATAGCGGCGGTGTTAGCCAATTTACGGTCTCCTTATCCAAATACTGCTTGGTCAGCACCCATAGAGGCGCCTTGTTTTTTAAAAACATGAACACTGCGACGAACCACTTCCCCGCGGTGCGTATAGATTTCAGCCATGGTTATGTCATCAGGGGCGTCGTACCACTCCGTCCTGTATTCCAGGATATCGATCGGCAGGTTGCCTTTTGTGGTCCATATCATTGGCCGCGGATCAGGTTCTTGCATTTTTATCCTTGAGGTTGTGTCGAAAAGTTGTCGGTAATAGGCGCCCCGTTTTGTAGGGTCTGCTGGTTCATCTCCGTGCTACCCGGGCTGGCCGGCTGTTGTTGCCCAGGTGGTATTCCCTGCTCAACTTGCGCCATTTGTGCCTGGGCGTCTGCCTCATCCTTCCATCTTTTTTGGAGAACTTCGATTGGAGGCACCAATCTCGCCGAATCCATGTCAAGACCCTTCGCCGCTTCTCTAAGTAGATCTGCGATGCCCTCGAGCCCGACCACTTTTTGCACAATCGGAGAGGTTAAAGCTAGCTGTAGGAATTCATTCCTGCGCACAACCGCAGTTTCGTGGTTGACCAGCGCCAACACACCGCGAGCATTAATTTGTACATCGCCTTTAAGGGTTTCGTCTTCCGAATAAAGCATATTCCATGTATACCACCGCTGCAGTAGCGGCTCGATCACGTTCACATCGATGGACGAAATGACCTGCTTGATCGATTTGCCGGCGCTTTGAAGCATCATGGAAAGGCCAGAAGCTGTACGACCGGCACCACCTGGCGCACTGTCTCCACTGATGTATTTCGGAACTCCGCTCTGTTCATCTGCTAGGGTTGAGTATTTCTCATAAACCCCCATCAATTCAGCAGCTTGGGAGTTTGGCTGGAAGAAGCTGAGAGGTGCGTCAGCAGCTCCGTATTGATCACTCTTGAACTGCCAAATACGCCACGGAACCATCTGGGTGACATCTTCTCCATCAGCCAGGCGAGAAACGTTTACCCCTACCTGTGGGCCAGAGGCTATACCCATGTTGTTGGCCAAAGCCCGGGCAGCTGAATTGCACATCATGGCGGAATCGCGTACCAGATCAGCTACGCTGTTGCCCCAGAACGCTCCTGGAATTTGCTCCCAGGAGGCTTTGTAATAAGGCTTCCTATTCATCGGGTCGGCGTTGAGCGTGGCTTTTATTACCCACTCACCTATCAGCCAGGCTTCTGCGTGGTACTCCTTGGTTGGGTCCGGAATCTCGTCTTCCGTCATTCCCCACTCGAGCAATGATTCCCCGGATACAGGGCCCCAGAACTGCAACGCATCGATCTCCGGATCTGGAAAACCGGTAATAGCTATAGTGTTCTTACCTTCCGCCAGCGCTTGAGCTGTATCGTTCAAAATCCAGTTATGCAGGCCATTTTTTCCGTGCTCACTCAGCACAGCACGTATTGATTTGTCATCGTATCCCTCCACACCGATCAGCTGCTCCAAGTCTCCCCGGGACATACGATGTCGTTCAATGAGGTATCCATCTTCAATTTTGGAAGATGAAGGCGCTGGGTATATATCAAACGGGTCAACACGCTCTATTTCCTTGCAGAAATAATCCTGCACCTGCACTCCCCAACCTTGAGGTCCCTGGACCCATTGAAGTTTAGGCTTGCGACGTATTACCGGCCCTTTGAGAATCGCTGCAGGAAAAGTAGTGAGGTCATCGATGAAGTCAGACATCGCGCCCATCCAACCACCTTCCACGAGCTGGTCCTCGATCGTATCTGCCATCATGTCGGCAGATACTTGCGCCTGAGCACGTATTTCTGCCAGGCTTTCTGACTTTAATTCAGCCATCATCTTCTTGACCTGGCTGTCATCTGGATTCTGGCCGCCGTTCTCCTGCATGAACTCTGCTATGAGCTGCTGTGATTGGACGACTAGCCCTTCGAGAATGTCAGGGCTCAGGTCCGGAATGGGGGTCGGTGAGATAGTCCATGGTTTGTCGGAATCCGACCCCATAAGCACGTCCCGCAGCCAGCTGGCGGCTGCTCTGCATTTGGTGGACGTTATACCCATAAAAATTTCACTACCGCCCTGAGCGCGTATGGTTGCTAGAAGCTCAGGGTCGTATTCATTCCTGCGTGCGCGGACATTCCGGCGCATGCGCTCTTCCACCGTGGTTTCCTTGGCGATGCGTGCCGCCGACCAACACTGTTTGATATGTCCTGCCATACCTCGCAAAACAGGGGCGTCCTGGTTCTTCTGAGCCTCCTGGATCTCCTCGTCCAGAAGCTGTCTGGTAGACTTAATGCTTAAGATTCCGCCGACCGACACCGGTCCTTGCGGCTGGGCAATCAGACTTGGTAAATTGTCTTGTGTTTGGTCTTGTATGCCTAACATGGTAAACCTTGGTATAATAATGCTTTATACCATAGATCTATCTTGTACACAACTATTGTGTGCTTACCATGCGTATTTGACTTGTTTTACGTCTCGTCTTTGGACATTGCTGGTTGAAGCCCCGTAGACGGAACCCCCGGTCGCGTGCAAACAGAGATACTGCAGGGCATCGGCCAGGTCACTGAAGGGGTGTGTTTTCTCAGGAGTGGTGTCTGTCTCTCCCTTTGTATTTGTTTTGTACCTATACTTTCCACGCATTGCCTGAACCAGTGGTTTGCACCCTTCAGGGCACAGGAGAATCGAGCTCCTACCCTCCACCGTCCTAGTAAGGTAGTAATCCACCGATGCTATGCGCGCCTGTAGCGCATTTGTTTTTGCTACAACTATTTGAAATCCTTCACTTTTATAAATATCAACAATCGTTTTTTCATCAGTTTGTGCCCTTTGCATGCACGCTGGATCTGCTATCAACTGAACTTTGAACCCTGGGTATTTGCGTGCCAGGAGAGGCTTTAAACGCTCCCGACAGAACCGCAGGGCGCCTAGCCCTTCAGCGAAAATGGCGTCGTACACCAGCACGCGACCGTTGAAATCCACCTGGCCAAGCACCGCGGCCGGCGATAGTCCGTTATCTATTCCAACCCAGAGGGTTCCGTTCAACGCTGTGGGTTTGATCTCTTCTTTAGCGACATGTGTTTCAGATGTGAACGCCCTGAACACCGGCTGCCCGGCAAGGGATTTTCCAAACTCATTGCGAACGTACACCCCGATCCATTCGTCTGTCTTACCGAAACACAGATTTTCGTAGTAGTTATCTGGTAGGTTTTCGAGGTTCTCAGCTTCAGGCGACAGCGCTGACGGTTGCAAAAACACTTCAGTATTTTCTGGCGGATTTTCAATGAGTTCGGCCCAAAACGACCCTTCATCTGGCGGATTTGTAGACGCTCGCAGACCGAAGTTTGGGGTACCGTCCTCCTTGTATGCACCACCATCTTTCTTTGACGGGTACCGGCCTACACGACCAGACGCTGCTTCCCAAATGTCCGGGCTTATCTCTCTTGCTTCGTCAAAACAAATAATGGATGCTTCCAGGGAAAGAAGCTTTTTAACGTCGTCCGGAGTATCTAAGGCCCTAAACAGCACTTCCACCTCGCAATCATCGAACCTCATCGTAAAAACTTTGTTGGTTTTTGCGTACTCACCTGCCACACCATCTTCAAACCATGTAAACCACGACTTGAGCGAAGTGTCGATGAGCTGGGAATTCGTATTGCGACAAATCACAGCTCGAAAGTGCCGTATCCCGTCCGGGCCTCTCCTTTGCTCTCGAGCCATCTTAGGGATGTCAAACAGCAAACCGGTGGTTTTCCCAGAACCTACGGGGCCGCAGATTATCTTGGCGAATGCGGTGGATTTAAGGAATTTCCCTACGGTGGCTGGTGGGGTGTAATCTACGTGCATGTAACACCAGCTTCTTCAATCAGCCGATCCAGCAAATAGCAAAAAGGCTCGCCGTTGCACTCTCTCGGGTCAGATCCTATGTGCTCGAAGGTATAAAGAGCGCAGTGAGTTAGCTCAT